ATGATCCGCTGAACGCGACCGTCATTGCCTATTCGATCGGCCAGAGCTTTCCGCGCACCGGTCTGCCGAACTTCGTCACGCGCTATTACTGGCTGCGCGCTGCCGATACCTCGGGCAACCTGTCCGATACGACTGAGGTCGAATTCGCCAAGACGTCTGCACTGCCGGATGCAAACCGCTTCTCGATCACGGGTCTCGTGCTGACGCCGAACGATCCGCTGACCAACTCCGTCTCCTGGGGCGAGTTTGAGGCGACGGTTGGCTCAGCAGTCGTTCCGCCTGTCACTGCGACTGTCGAGGCTGGCAGTGCTGAGTGGACGACTGGCTCGCTCTATCTCTACTACGTCGCCGGCGACACCGCGCTTCGCTCCACGACATCGATCAACGAGCTCTTCGGCAACAACGGCTACATGGTCGCTGTCTACCGCGGTGGTGCTGATGTGCAGACGGCCGACGGCAAGGCGATGATGGACGGCAACAACCTGATCGCCGGCACCGTCGGCGCCAATCAGCTTGTGGTTAACGACGCGATCATCACCAATAGCCTGCAGCTCAAGGATGCTGTCATCACCTCGGCCAAGATCATCGATCTTGACGCGGCGCAGATCCGAGCCGGCACGACCATGTCGGACGAGATCATCGTCAATGGCAACTCGCTCGGCACGATCTCCGACAATGCGGCCAATCCCGCTGCAACGATCAACCGTGGTTCCACGCTGATCCAGCCTGGCTTCATCAAGGTCTCCAACACCGGCACGCTCGCAAACTGGGCAATGGGCGGTGATAGCACCGAGATCAACGGTGGAGCGCTTGCGACCGGCACCGTCAAGGCAAACTCTGTCGTCGTTGGTCTGCGCAACATCACGCTCGACGGTCTGATCTTCGACTACAACCAACCGGCCATCAACCAGGCCAAGTGGTCTGCAGGCTCGGTCAGCTACATCAATGACGCCGGCGTTCCGACCTCGGTTGCGATTGCTGCCGGCAACTCGGCCGCCTGGACCTCTGGCACGATCTATATCTACTGGGTCAAGGATGCAGCGACGCTGTCGGTTACGACCAATGTCGCGACGGCCTTCGCATCCAACTGCATCGTGCTTGCGACTTACCGCGGCGGGTCTGTTCTCAACGCCACCTATGGCCGCACGGTCATCGACGGCTCGACGATCAAGACAGGCACGGTTCTGGCTGATCAGATCGGCGCCAACGTGATCAACGCGACGCACATGCAGGCAAACTCGATCGCAACGGTTAGCTTGCAGGCCTCGGCGATCACGACCGACAAGCTCGCTGCCGGTGCAATCACCGCGGACAAGATCGCAGCCGGCGCGATCGATGCGACGACCATCAGGGCGCACTCGATCACGACCGACCTTCTGACGATCGGCGGAGTGACAACGGACTCGCTTTCGCTCGGCGCCTGCACGGCTGCTGCCGCTGCCCAGTCGGGTGAAGCGCAGGGTATCGGCGCAGGTGGTCTGTCGCAGGTCCAGGCCGTTGGCATCAACACCGTCGGTGGCTCTTATTGCGTCATCTGGGGCTCTGCAGTCATCTCGGAGCGCGACATCAACAACTCAAGCTCGATCCCCTGCGCCATCTATCTCTACCGCAATGGCACGGCCATCTACGCGGCGCAGGACTGGATCTCGATGACGCGCACCGTCATTAGCGTCTCCGGCTCGAGCGGCAGCAACGGCACGGGTCAGACCACCACCTATCAGTCCTATGCGGGCGGCATCCTGCATTTCGTCTTTATCGACCAGGGACCGGCTGCTGGCGGCAACACCTATTCGTTCCAGCTCCTGCCACAGAACTACTCGCTGACGGTCTCCAACCGCCTGCTCATCGCAACCGCATTCAAGAGGTAAGTCATGTCGGATGAAACAGAAGTAGCAGAAGAGCTGTCACAGGATCACACGGTCTTCTACCTGGTGCATAACGCATCGGGTCAGATCCTTCGTCATGGCAACTGCCCGGAGAGCTGGCTGGCACTGCAGGGTATGGGTGACACCGTGCTTAAGCTCGACCAGGAGCCGGATCTCTTCTTCGACGCCAAGTTCTATGTCGTCGATGGCAATGTCGTCACCAAGGCCAACCTCGAGGCGGAAGCCGAATACACGATCGCTGCCGATGGTGTCGCGAGCGTTTCCTTCACGCTGCCGGCTGACACGAGGATCGATTACAGGAGCGAGCTCCACGACGCAGGCAACAGCTTCGGCTTCACCACGGACACACCCGGCGACTACCGGTTCTTCTTCTGGACGCCGGTCGGCTACTGCAACAAGGAGGTCATCATCCATGCAGTTTAACATCCAAAAGGGTCTTGCAACCATCAAGGCAGAGCTGAACGCTCAGATCGATGCCGAGGCGGGCTTCGCGCGCCAGCTCTTCATCTCGACCGGCGCCGGCCAGGAAATGGTCTATGCGGCAAAGCAGACCGAAGCCGAGCTGATCGCTGCTGATCCGGGGCAGGGCGCCAACGTCGCTGATACCGAAACGCCACACCTAACGCGAGAAGCGGCAACAAATGGCGTCACGCGCTACGATATGGCCGTTGTTGTTCTGACTGTTCGTCAGCAGTGGGCAGCCGTTTCACCGCTGATCGAGGATCGCCGGCTGACGACAAAAGCCAAGGTGGCAGCAGCATTTACGGTCGCTGAGGCAAGAGCTGCTAGCCAGGTCGAATGGTCCGATATCGCAGCTCTGGCGCAATAGAACACACCAAGAACAAGACGGTTGCCATTGGATATGTGCCTTTGTTATACTGGTAAGTAAATATTGATTTACCCACACACAAAGCACTGGATCTGGTTAAATGGCAACCCTCCCTTCCATTTCGCTGAACAAGGAGACCATCGGTCTCTGCACAGGCGCAATCGGCCTGGTTGTCACACTTATCGGTGGCTACAACTGGCTTTTGGCTGGACGTGCTGAAAACGCACCCGTCGTCCAGGCCGTGATCATGAAGAACGTCGAGCAAGACAATCGCATCGGTCGTCTCGACCAGGACGGCGCGACGTTCAAAGAAAACGTCAAGGAACTGACCAACAAGACCGGCGACCTCAAGGACGCGGTGGTGAAGCTTACCGCCGTGATCGAAGCCGGTCAAAACGCCCGAAAGGCCGAATACATCGGTCCAGCGCTTCCGCTTTCGGCACTCCCGCCTGGTCTGATGATCGAGGCGCGGCGCTGATGAGCAAGTTTCACCCCAAGACCAAGAAGATCCTGACCCATTCCTACGTGGCATGGGCCGGCTACGCGCTCGTCTTCCTCAATGGTCTCGACTGTTCCTACTGGTTCTTCATCGGCTACGCGCCGATCCCTCCGTGGGCCATGGGCATCGTGTCGAGCCTGATCGGTCTCTCAATCCCCTATCTGCGCGTGCGCCTGCAGAAGTCCATCTCAGGAGACCCTGATGCCAATCAATAAGATCGCCCCTACCAAGCGCGGGAAGGCAATGGTCCTTGCCGGTATCCTTGCAGCAGCCGCAACCGGCTGGCAGGGCTTTGTCGCCTCGCACACCATCACGCCCGCTTCCATTCACCAAGCGGTCGATAAGGGCATCACGCCTCCGGCCGTCGAGATCGCCATCGCGCTGATCGAACCCTGGGAAGGCCTTCGCACCGAAGCCTACCTCGACGCGATCGGCAAGCCGACCGTCTGCATTGGCGAAACGCTGATCAACGGCCACCCCGTCCGGCTCGGCATGCATTTCACGGTCGACGAGTGCAAGGCAATGTTCGTCCGACGCGTCACCCGCGACTTCTACCTGCCGCTGGTCGACAACGTGAAGGACTTCGTTAAGGCGCCGGACAGCCTGCAGGGCGCATCGATCTCGGTCGCCTACAACATCGGCACGGGCGCCATTCGCAAGTCCAAGGCTGCCGACGCGATCGGCGAGCACAAGTGGACTGCTGCCTGCTCTGCGCTCACCAACTTCGTCAAGGCCGGTGGCCGGACGCTGGACGGTCTCGTGAAGCGTCGTGGCATGGGCGACAGCCGCGTTGGCGAAGCCGAGGTCTGCCTCAACACCGAGGTGAAGTGATGAACCAGATCAAGCTCATCGCCTTCGCCGTCGGCGCACTGCTCCTCATCGGGGCAGGCGTCGTCGTCTACGACAAGATCTATGACCGCGGCTATTCCGCGTCATCCGCAAAACACGAAGCTGACGAAGCCGCGATGGTCAAGGCGAACAACGTCGCGATCGCCTCTGCTGAAAAGGGCCTGCGCGAGGATATCGCCGCTCTCGTCGTCGAAAAGGAAAATCTGGAAGATGAAAATGCTCGCCTCGATGCCGAAGCTGACAAAGATCCTGATGCTCACACTGGTGGCATCAAGCGTGGCAGCGTGCAGCGTGTCAACGCCATCCGCTAAGGTTCCGATCAACCTGCCGGAACTGCCGGCCGAACTGCTACCCTGCGTCAAGGGCGACAAGACCTGCAAGCCGCCTTGCCCGAATCCAGTCGTCGTTCCTGACCGGGATATCGACCAGACAGAGGTCGAGAAGTATTGGCGCAAGGACCGGACACGTCTCGTTATGTGCCGGAAGACCAACTCGGCATTGATTGGCTACTACGAAGCCTTGCGCGCAAATTTGGCCGCGACCGGAGAGTAATCCGGTCCGTCTCTCTTCTATGTATTAAATACAAACAGAGAATATAATAACTATGAACGAAGTCGGACCGGAAACTACTTCAGCCTCAGACAAACGCTTTCTTGAGGTTTACAACGACCGCGAAACTTATCCTTTTCTTGCTGACGTCGCCTACGAGCTCGAACTCTCGTATCAGACAGTCCGGAATAAAGCAGCGGTCCTGCGCGGTCGTAAACGTAGAGGTGAAGACATTCCGGCTCTGATCAGCCGTGTCGGTGTCAGAAATCCTTCCGAACAGAAACCTGCCGTCGATCCGGTCATTCACGCCAACAAGCGCGCCGATCACCTGCGCGAGGATCTGCACAAGCTGCTCACCGGCTCGCGCTACCCGGTCGTCAATCCTGATGTCGTCATGGTCGAGGGCTCGCTGTCGAGCAGATACAACCGGACATCGGGCGATCGTGACAAGACCGAAGGCGTGCCGCGCACCTGGCTGACAGGCCTCCTCAAGGTCGAGGGCGTCGAGGATCCACGCGGACGTAAGTTCCTGCTTACCGGCGCTCAGAACGACAGCCCAGTTGATCCCGATTTCTGGCTCAACCTTCAGGCCTACGCCAACTTCCTCGACGCCGACATTGTCATCGGTCCAGGCACCTATGAGACGCAGTGGTGGAGCGAGAACAACCCGGCTGTGCGCTCCTATGCGGCCGAGATCCAGGAATTCCTCTGCTTCGGTCAGATGCAGATCGGCGACAACTTCGTCTTTGCCGGCGAAATGAACATGCTGCCGACCGCGAACCGTCCGATCGGCGATCTCACGACCTATTCGCGCGGCAAGTGGACCATCTTCCCGCATGCGAAGATCCAGCTCAAGTCCGTGCCGACGCTCGATCCCACGAAGCAGGCGCACCAGGTCATGACCACGGGCATGGTCACGCGTCCGAAGATCATTCCGCGCAAGGCAGGCATCAAGGCGCTCAGCTATCACAAGCTCGGCGCTGTCATCGTCGAATTCAACCAGGCCGGAGATCCCTTCTGCCGTCATCTGCTCGCTGACACCGACGGCTCCTTCTACGACCTCGAGTTCTTCGTCAAAGACGGCGTCGTCGATATCGATGAGGAGAGCGTTGATCTGGTCGTCGGTGGCGACTTCCACAACGACAAGGAAGACAAGAAGAACTACGACGCAACCTTCCGGGCCTCAACGAGCCTGGTGCGCACGCTCAATCCGAAGCGCTTTCTCGTTCATGACATCTTCGACAACTATCGGCGCAACCATCACAACGTCCACGACAATGCCATGAGCTACGAAGTCGCCGTGCGTAACCGCGAGAGCGTGGCTGACGAAGTGCTGGGCGTTGCAAAGCTGCTCGAGGAGATGAGCGAGTTTACCCATATCACCGTGATCGAATCCAACCACGATATCGCTCTTGAGCGCTATGTGAGGGAAGGGCGCTATCGCAACGACGGCATCAATGTCCGCTTCGGCCTGCAGCTCGAGGATGCCTATCTCACCTGGCGCGAAGAGGTCGCTCACGAACTCGACGCCGGCCGCAAACCGCGCTCCTTCTCGCTGCTCGAATATGCGGTCAGGTGGATCGCCGACAAGAACGACATCAATGTGGACGGCGTCATGTGGATTCATGATGGCCAGAGCCACGTCATCAATGGCGTCGAGTGTGGCCATCACGGCTTCCGTGGCGCCAATGGTGCTCGAGGAACGGTCGCCGGCTATGCAGCGCTCGGCCGACCGATGAATATCGGCGACAAGCATTCGTCCGAGATCCTCGACGAAATCTATGTATCGGGCGTCAAGAACCTGCAGCAGGGATACAACAAGGGTCCGTCTGGCTGGACCGTCACTGACACGGTCCAATACAAGAACGGCAAGCGCACGCTCGTGACCTACCAGAATGGCGCGTGGCGTGCCTGATATGGTCAATCAATATTGACTGACTACACATGACAAGGGATAATTGACCCTCGATCAGGAAGGAAATTCGATGCTGCAGAAGTTCAAGGGTCAAATCATCACGGCAGGCTACGACTGGGCAATCCAGTTGAGCTTCGCGAACTCGCCTGTGACGTTCCCGGTGGGCGCGACGTTTATCGCCCAGGTCCGCAAAGATCCTGCTGCGGATGACGTGCTCTGCACGATCTCAACGGCCAATGCTAACATCACTCGGATCACCGACAAGATCCTGCAGATCCGCATTCCGGGCACTATGACGGCCGACTGGCCCGACCGCACAGCCTACCTCGACGTGGTCCGCAATGACGGAGGTCTCAAGCAGCACCTCGGCTTCCTGCTCGCCGTTCCCGTCCGTCGCGCCATCACGCGAGGTATCTAATCATGGATCAGATCATCATCGAAGCGGGTGACGTCGAGGTCGAATTCCCGACCATCACCACGATCCTCGAAATCTCGGGCGACGAAGGTGTCATCGAGATCTATTCCGGCGCCGAAGCCGCGCCGCAAATCGTCGCCTATGCCGTTGGTCCAAAGGGCGAGCAGGGTGATATCACGCCGACCATGACTGCGCTGCGTGACCAGACCCAGGCCCTGTCGGATGCCGCGGGCGCTGCCGGCGTTGCTGCAAAGACATCGGAGGACAATGCTCAAGCGTCGGCTCAAGCGGCCAGCACCAGTGCGACTGCTGCGCAAACGGCCAAGAGTGACACACAGACGCTCAAGGGCGACGTTATCACCCTGAAGACGAGTGTTGACGCTGCGACCACGACGGCGCTCTCTGCCCGAGATGACGCTGCTCAATCGAAGACGGACGCTGCTGCTTCCGCAACGGCTGCCGGCGCGAGCCAGATTGCCGCAAAAACATCCGAGACCAACGCGAAGACCTCGGAAACCAACGCCAAAACATCCGAGACCAATGCGAAGACCAGCGAGACGAATGTCGCGAATTCGACGCAGACGTCGATCGACAAGGCGACGGCCGCTGCAGGGTCGGCGACGGACGCTGCCGCATCTGCAGCGGCTGCCCTGGCCTCGAAGAACGCCGCGGCAACCTCTGAAACCAATGCGAAGACGTCCGAACAGAACGCCAAGACGTCCGAGACCAACGCTGCTCAGTCGAAGACCGACGCCGCAACTGCAAAGACCGCTGCGGAGACCGCGCTGACGGCATCGCAGACCGCAAAGACTGCCGCAGAAGCTGCCCGCGATGCCGCTTCCGGCTCCCAGACCGATAGCGCAGCCTCGGCTTCCGACGCCGATGCAAAAGCGCTTGCTGCCGCCCAGTCCGCAACAGACGCTGAAGCCGCAAAGATCGCCGCTGCTACCTCAGCGACGAACGCGGGCGATGCGGCTACGGTCGCCGGCCAGGCCAAGGATGACGCCGTTACGGCAAAGACCGACGCGATCGCTGCGAAAACCGGCGCCGAGACGGCCAAGAACGATGCGGTATCGGCCGACACGAGCGCGACGACTGCCAAGAACGATGTTGACACGGCACGGGGCGAAATCCTGGCCGCGACGACGACGGCTGAAACTGCCAAGACCGACGCCATCAATGCGGCCAATAACGCGCAGGGCTTTGCCCAGGCTGCAAGCGGATCCGAAATTGCTGCCGCTGCATCCGCGCAGGCTGCCAAGAATTCGGCTGATGCTGTCGCCGGCGCCAATCCGCAGAGCTATGTGCTTAAGGAGAACAACGGCTCGGACTTCACAGATCCGGCGCAGTTCCGAACCAATCTGAGCCTTCAGATCAAGCTGGACGTGGTCGCTGCCAACGAGGCACAGGCCGGTGTAGGCACGGACGCACGTCTGTGGACAGCACAGCGCGTCACCCAGGCCGTTGCGGCTTACGCTGCGCCGATCGCACACCAGCACGCTGTCGCGGACGTCACTGGCCTGCAGGGCGATCTGGACGGTATTCAGGCTAACGTTGACGCGCTGCAGACTACGATCGCAACGAAGGCTCCATTGGACTCGCCGGCTCTGACAGGAGCTCCGACTGCGCCGACGGCACCCACGACGACCGTGACGACGCAGATCGCCACGACCGCGTTCGTCAAGAATGCAATCGATGCGCTGATTAACGGTGCGCCTGGTGCTCTCGACACGATCAACGAGCTTGCCACGGCCCTTGGCAACGACCCGAATTTCGTGACGACGATCACGAACCAGCTCGCGGGCAAACAAAACAGCCTCGGCTTCACGCCTGTCCAGCAGGGCACCGGAACCGGTCAGGGTTCGAACGCCGTCAAGATCGGCTGGGGAGGCACCAAGCTGCTCGTTCAGATCGATGCCGCGAATTACGACTCTATCTGGCCGATCGACATCAGCGGCACGGCGACCTTTGCGACCAATTCAACGACGGCTGCGGCCGGCGCCAACGACACCCGGATCGCCACGACCGCTTTCGTGCAAGCAGCACTCGCGGCATTCTCGAGCGTTCCTGAAGGCACCGTCATCTATACGGCGAGAGCAACCGCACCCACCGGCTACATGAAAGCCAATGGCGCTGCCATCTCTCGCACGACCTACGCGGCTCTCTTTGCAGCGATCGGCACTACCCATGGCGCAGGCGACGGCTCGACGACGTTCAACGTGCCTGACATGCGCGGCGTGGTCCCGCGCGGTCTCGATGACGGTCGCGGTCTCGACACGAGCCGCGTTCTCGGTTCCTACCAGGACAGCCAGAACCTGACGCACACGCACGGCACGTCTGATCCTGGCCATATCCATAGCATCAGCGATCCGGGTCACGCGCACGGCGTCGCAGATCCGGGCCACGCACACGCGACCATCGGCTCTAGTGGAACGGCGAGCGGTGCTTCGTTCACGAGCATCAAGGGCACCGCGAACGACATCAACGGCTATACCAACGCGGTCGGCACGGGCATCGGTATATACGCAGCGGGCACCGGCATCTCTATCGCAAATCATGTGACCGGTCTGACTATCGTTGCATCTGGTGGCACCGAAGCCCGCATGCGTAACGTCGCTCTTCTCGCCTGCATCAAATACTGAGGGTCACATGCAAATCTATAATTACGACGGACTTACTGGGGAATATCTCGGTCCTGGCGAAGCGGATGAAAGTCCGCTCGAGCCCGGCATCTTCCTCGATCCGGCAAACTCGACGCGTATCGCGCCGCCCGCGCCGGCTGAAGACAACATCATCGTGTGGAAGAGCGGCACCTGGGGCTATGCTCGCATCTCCGATCCGGATGCGCCTCCTTCCGAGACGCCCGTTACCGAACCGACCGATGCTGAGATCAACGCCGAGCGTGATCGCCGGATCGAGGCCGGCGCTACCATCGACATTCCTGGCTACGGGCGCGTGCCGTTGCAGGGCAGGCAGGTTGACCAGATCAATCTCAATGCGCGCGCCCAGGCAGCTCAATTGAAGATCGCTGTCGGCGATACCTCGAGCATGGTCTTCCGCGATGCGTTGAACCAGGACAGAGAGTTGACGCCACAGCAGATGCTTCTCGTGTTCGTCCTCGGCTCCTCGTGGGTGGAGTCGCAATACAAGGCTTCATGGGTGCTTAAAGCCATGACGCCGAAGCCGGGCGACTTCACCGATGAAAAGTGGTGGGTGCAAAAATCTGACTAGACTCATCAATCAATATTTACTTACTAGCTCCCGATGACATAGACTAATGTCAGTCGCATACATCGGGAGTTATCATGACCAAGGCCAACCGCACCTCAAAGCCCTCGAGCCGACAGGAGCGCCGCGGCGCTCGGTCCAAGCCCGACCAGCACGCCAGCCTCCTTGCAGCAGTCCTGGAAGATCAGGCCAATCGTCGCAAACCCTCCCGCGCAAAGACCAAGACAGGCCTCGTGACCGCTCTCAACGACGGTCAGCGCCGCTATGACGCCGCTATTCGCTCTTCCGATATCGTCTTTGGCACCGGACCTGCCGGCACTGGCAAGACCTGGTTCGCCGTTCAGCGCGCAGCCGAGGCGCTCGAAGCCGGTCTGATCGACAAGATCTATGTCAGCCGTCCGAATGTTGAGGTCGAGCGCAGCTTCGGCTTCCTGACGGGCGACCTGAAGGAGAAGTTCCGCCCATACCTGGTGCCGCTCGAGGAGGCCTTCCACGACGCCTTCGGCCAGGCCAAATATGAATATCTGGTCGAGGCCGAGATCATCGTTCCGGTCCCGCTCGCGTTCATGCGTGGTCGCACGCTCAAGCGCGCATGGGTTATCTTCGACGAAATGCAGAACGCGACCGATACCGAATTTAAGATGGCACTGACCCGTATCGGCGAAGATGCCAAATTCATCATCAACGGCGACCTGCGTCAGATCGACCGCGGCATCCGCTCTGGTCTTGCTCGCGCGATCCATCTGCTCGGTCGTTTGCGCGAGGTCAGCGTGGTCGAATTTGGCCGCGAAGACATCGTTCGGCACGGTCTCATTCAAAAAATTGTCGAATTGTATGAAGACCAATCGATTTCTGACTATTCAGCGAGTGATGAAGAAGCTCGTGAAGGACTCGACAGGTTTTTGGATGCAGCCAGCAATTGACGACACCCCGCGACCAGATCCAATTGATGATGATCTGGTCGCTTTTAAATTCATCGATAAGAAGCTTCTGGCGATCGACCCGGAGCTCTTTCGAACCAAGTGGTTTGACTACCGCATGATGACGCCGCTTCAGGCGACCCGTCATTACATCGAGGCCTTTGGTGAGGTCTATCGCGAGTATTTCGCGGTCGAAATCTCCAAGGCAGCTTCGCAGTTCATTCGTGTGCCGACGATCGAAGTGATCTGGGCAGGCCTTGCAGCCGACGAGGACAAGCACAAGATCACCTTCTCCGGTATGTGGCGCGGTCGCCAGGTCGCAGATGCGATCGGCATGCCCTACAAGGCCTATATTCACACGGTCATGGGGCTTCGTCTTCGCTATTGGGGTCAGAACCACCTGCCGCAGGCCGCTCACCTCTACAAGTCGGAGGACGTCGAGAAGGCCGTCGCTAAGTGGGAAGAAATGCAGGGAGCTCGCCTCTATCTATCCGACGAGCCGGCCTACATGATCGAAAACTACGACGACATTGCCCATCAGAACGACTATCACGAATGGCTGTTCAAACAGGCGCAGCTCAGGGGAAATCCCTGGTATGTGCTGGCCCAGTTCATCAATCAGAACCGGCTGCCGCTCGATAAGGTCGAGGCCCGTTTCGAGCCTCATCATCTTGAGCTGATCCACAGACATATCCAATAGCATCCCATGCAGTAAGCGCTATTCTCTACTGAGTTAAGAAGCTCAATAGAGGGCAGATAGCGCGTTTTTTAGCTCACTATCAGTCAGTAAATATTGATTGACTTCGAAAGGTAACATGATGTCCCAGGCCGCAGCAGCAATTGCAGAAGATCACGACGAGGAAGTCGCGGACTCCGAAGCGCCCAAGTGGGACTTTGACGAAGGCTTTCAGAAGAAGACCCTGGCGCTGTTCATGCGCGACACGCAGTTTGCCAACCGCACCAAGGATCTGATCGACCCGGCCTATTTCGCAAACGACGCCCACGGCCAGCTTATCAGCCTGATCAAGAACCACCTGCAGGTCCACAAGTCGGTGCCTGATCTGCGCATCCTCACCCAGATCCTGAAGGACGAGAAGGCCAAGAAGCGGATCCGCGACGACAGCCTGGCCGAGATCAAGATCGCCATCAAGGATGCGGTGCGCACCGACCTGTCGAACTCGTCTTATGTCGCCGAGAAGGTCTCAGACTTCGCCAAGTTCACAGCAATGGAGCAGGCGATCCTGAAGAGCGTCGAGCTGCTTCAGCGTGGTGACTTCGCCGGTATCGAGAAGCTTCAGAAGGCAGCGCTCAATGTCGGCGTGACGACGGACGAAGGCGACTATCACTACTTCGGAGAGATCGAGGCTCGCACACAGGTTCGCGAAGACTGGAAGGCCGGCAAGATCGTCAAGCGCGGCATCTCGACCGGCTATGCCGAGATCGACGCCAATCTCTATCACGGTGGTTGGGGCCGTCGCGAAATGTCGCTGCTGATGGGCGCTGCGAAGGCCGGCAAGTCCCTCGGGCTCGGGGAGTTCACCAAGAACGCATCGCTCCTTGGCATGAACACGGCCTATCTGTCGCTCGAAGTGTCGAAGGCCATCATCGCCGACCGTCTCGACGCCAACGTCTCAGACACGGCCATGCGCCTGCTTAAAGATGACCCGCAGACCGTCAAGGCCCGCATCAAGGCTGCTGAAGCCAAGGCCGGCCACCTGATCCTGCGCGACTTCGCATCCGGCACCCTGAAACCATCGCAGATCAAGCGCATCCTTGAGAAGTGGCGCTCTGAAGGCATCATCCTCGACCTGCTCTCGGTCGACTACGCGGATATCATGGCTGCCGAGTATCGCTCCGACAACCAGATCGACAACCTGCGCTCAATCTACATCGATCTCCGCGCGATCGCCTTCGAAGAAGACCTGGCGCTCTTGTCGGCCACTCAGACGAACCGCGCCGGCGCCGCGGCGCACACGGCCAAAATGACCGACGTTGCCGAAGACTTCAACAAGATCAGAACGGCCGACGTGGTCATCGCCATTAACGCGACCGACGCCGAGAAAAAGTCAGGCGAAGCGCGTCTGACCTGGGTCGCATCCCGCAACACCGAGGACGGCTTCTCGCTGCTCATCCGACAGGACCGCGAAAAGCTCAAGTTCCTTACCAAAGTCATGGGTCGTGTATGACCGATAATATCTTCCAGGAGATCACCGAGAACCTCGACCTCGAGTTCTTCTTCGACCGCGAGAGCTTGCCCTACAAAATGGGGCGAGGCTCATCCGGCATGCAGATCAACGCCAAGTATTGCCCGGACTGTGGTGACGGCCGATCGCGCGTCTACCTCAATGCCGACACGGGGCAGGGGAACTGCTTCGTCTGCAATCAGACCTTCTCCAAGGGCAAGTTCGTCAAGCTGCACTTCGGCTATGACAACTGGCGCGAGACGATCGAAAAGTGCAAGGAGATCATGAAGGAGCAGGGCTGGCGCCCCAAGCGCATGGCCACGGTCGCTGTCGACCACGGCGAAGTAAAGCTGCCCTTCTCGACGCCCATGCCGACGGAAGACGGCGAGAACCTGGTCTATCTCGAGGACCGCGGCATCACCGGCGACTACGCCAAGTATTTCGGGCTGCGCTACTGCCAGTATGGCTCATGGCCGTTCAGAGACGACGAGGGCGTTCTGCAGCAGCAGTGGTTCTCCAACCGCGTCATCATCCCAGTCTTCGACCTCGACGGCACCCTGAAGACGTTCCAGGGCCGCGATCTGACGACAGGCGAGGCGGCTGCCCTGGTCGAGCGCAAATACCTCTTCCCGAAAGGCCTGCCAGGCACCGGCAAGTTCCTCTTGAACGGTCAGAACGTCCAGCTCACCGACGAAGTCGTCATGGGCGAAGGCTTCTTCGACGTCGCAGCCATCAAGATCGCGTTCGACGAGGAAGTCGATCTGCGCCGGATCGTCGCTGTCGGCTCCTTCGGCAAGCATCTGTCCTATGGCTCATCGACCGGCGACGACCAGCTCGGCCGCTTCCTGCAACTGAAGCGCCAGGGCGTGAAGACGGTCACGATCATGTGGGACGGGGAACCCAAGGCGACGATCGCAGCGTTGGACGCTGCCAAGCTCCTGACGTCAATCGGGCTCAAGGTGCGCATCGCACTGCTGCCCTACAAGAAAGACCCGAACGAAGTCATCGCCGAGGTCGTGCGTGCGGCTTACTACGCCGCGACCCTCTGGACGCCGGCGATCGACGTCAAATGGCGTCTTAGAAACCCGTTCGCAGCGGCAGAAAAAGCTGCAAAGGGATCTTGACGGCTCAATCAATATTTACTTACAACCCTGCGCGAAACGCGCTATATCATTTTCACAGACAACAACGAGAGCAACGCAATGAGTTATCCCCTTGATTTCGCGCATTATTCGCTCGAATATTCGGACGGTAATCGTTCAAACAAGCACTACAACGTCAGCCTGGTCGTCGCAGCGAATGGCTCGGCCATCATCGTGCGCCGCTGGGGCAAGATCGGCCAGCTTGGCGACATGAAGATCGATAGGTTCGCGATCCAGAAGAAAGCCGAATCCGAGTTCGATAAGCTCGTTCAGTCAAAGATCGGCAAGGGCTACGAGACCAAGAACACCAACATGAGGCAGGTCAACTCCGAGCCCGAGCTGCGCATGGCGTTCGGTCCTTCGGTCTGGCCGATGATCCCGGGTCCGGCGCTGCAACATATCGTTCCGGGCATGAAAGTGACCGGCCGCAAGGAAGAGCTCAACCCGCCGCGCTTCGAAGAGGACGGCAAGTTCATCCCCACGGCGCCTAAGGTCTTCTCGGAAGCGGAGATCAGAGCCGCGAAACTTGCCGAGAAAGAGATCGAGCAGGAAGAAGCGGTCAAGACCTACGCGTCAAACCCGATGTTCGGTCGGTTCTGATGGAGACAATCGAGTTCTCCGGCGATCTCCTGCGACGGATCAGCAAGATGCGTCTCGATAGCTGGCAGAAGGCCAAGGATGCTCTCGTCGAGGAAATCAGCCCGCGCAATGACATGCCGGCGCTCTGGCAGGAGTTCTCGCTCAAGACCGTCGCCGAATGCCGCTGTCGTGTGGTTATCCGTCGAGCCTATCGCAAACGTTTCGGGCCGCACGCCGATGTCGCGCACGCCGAAACAACCGTCCACAAAAACTTCGGGAGATTCTGATGGCGCACTACCTCACGCTTGCAGCCGACAACCAGTTCACCTTCACCTGCCCAGTCTTCAACGCCAACACCAAGATGGCCGCATGCACGATGCTGCGCGAAGCCGTCTGGATGGGCAAGCACGTCGAGAAGCGCCAGGGCTGTCAGGCTGCCATGAACTGCTCGATGTGTCCGGCTGCCCAGATCGTCAAGAACATCAGCTACGGCAAGGGCGAGGTCTCTGACGACTACGGCTCGAAGGAGCCAAAGCAGGGCAAGCTGCACGCCGATGTGCTTGAGCGCATCGTCAACACCGTTCCGATCGCCCGCGAGGTCGAGCGATTCAGTCTGACGCCAAACGAGCGCGACCTGCTCTACAGCGCAAAGGAGCGTATCCAGGCGCAGCTCAAGACGGCGCCAGGTAAATCCCAGTTCATCGCGCCGAAGAAGGTCTCGATGACCGTTCGTGACGAGACCGACGACACACCGCGCCAGCGCACCGTCGTCGCCAAGAAGAACGACACCCTCAATCAGGCAGCAAAGACCGGCGATATGGCCGCTGCCCTCAACATCGCAGCATAGGAGAATACCCTTGAACGCATCTGAAGCCCTTTCGCTGATTAGCGATATCGCTAATTCGCCCGGTCGCCTGGACAAACAGGCCGGTCTTGAGAAGTTGCTCGCCGACGACCTCGGCAAGTTCATTCTCAAATGGACCTACGACCCGTTCGTCACCTACGGCGTGACGCTGAAGAAGATGCCGCCCATGGAGAAGGGCGATTTCTACATCCGTATCGATCATCCGACCGTGGGCTCGCTCCTCGACGACCTGGCAACCCGCAAGCTGTCCGGCAATTCTGCCAAAGACGCGATCGAAACCATCTTCGCTATTCTCGAAGAGCCGGCCCGCGAAATCCTTTTCTTGATGCTTAACAAGGACTTGAAGGCTGGTATTGCAGCAACTTCTATCGAGGCAGTGCTGCCAGGCTTCCTACCATCGTTCGGCGTCATGCGCGCTCATCCCTATGAAGAGGGGAGGGTCAAGAAGTTCCCGGTTCCGGTCGAGCCGAAGCTCGACGGCTATCGATGCACGTTCATTGCGACCGAAGGGAAGGGCGCCTTCTTCACGCGGTCAGGCAAGGCCATTCCGGCGTTCCAGGAACTGGCAGAGCCGCTGCTCGAGGCAGCACGACACATTCGCGATGGTGCGCGCAACGGCGACGTTGATGATCATTATCGTGATCTGGCCACGGTGCTCTTCGACGGCAACAATGACGATCCGACCTTCACGCTCGACGGCGAGGCTCTCAACGGGCTGTTTGCGAACATGGGCGCGGTCAAGCGCAAGAACGGTCAGGCTTACGACGCCGAGCTGCATGCGTTCGATCTGCTGCCCTACTCCGGCTTCATCGGCAACTTGCCCTACCAGGTGCCTTGGGAGACGCGGCGCACGCTGCTTCAAACCTTCGTCAGTGAGGTGAGGGCGGTGACGCACGCGCCCGTCTACATCACTGACCTCTATGAGGCCAACAGCCACGAAGAGATCGAGGCGATCTACGAGAAGCTGATCAACCAGACGATCGCCAACTATCTGGCCCGTGGCGACAAAGATCGCGAAGCGGAGCTCAACAAGGAGACGATCGACAAGGCGACCGGCAAGCTCAAGTGCCTCGAAGGCGCGATGGTGAAGACCTATGACGGCGCCTACGAGAAGAAGAAGTCGCACACCTGGCTGAAGATCAAGCCGGAGGAAACAATCGACCTCTTCATCAACGGCTTCTTCAACGGCGAGGAGAACGCCGAGAACGAAGACCGTCTGGGCGGCGCGATCGTCGACCACAAGGGTGTCAACGTGCGCATCGGTGGTGGATGGTCATCCGACCAGCGCGACGAGCTCTGGGAAGACTGGCAATACGACGCAGCTATCCTCGGTATCGATCCGAAGGTTGGCTTCAAACCAGGCTACTCGCTGCCGGCCGATCAGATCCACGATCGCGGCTTCAAGTTCCTCGGCCGCATGCTCGAAATCGAGTTCAACGAGGTCACGCCCGACGGCTCACTCCGTCACCCGCGAGCCGTTCGATTCCGCGACGACAAGGCCGGCGAGGTGCTGAGAGAGGCCGCATGACACCAGGCGAGCGCTATAACCCGCGGAGTCCGGACGGCAATGTCAGCACGTTCATTTCGTTGAGCCTGTTTCTCATGCTTGAGCAGCAGGGCTGGGATATGCGCTGGTGTTGTATCACTCGGCCAATTCCCGTTTCTTCGAAAGAAAAACGAAAAGCCGACTGAATACTGACTATTCTATAAGCACAGCGACGTTCCCCTCCGTTTCGTCATTGTAATCTCCTTTGTAACTTGGGCGCTCCTCATCGAGCGCCCTTTTTTTTAGTGCGCTCGCTTTCGCCGCATGACGTGGATCTCCTTTGCGAGATCGACTTCGCCGGCTGCCACTTTTCGCGCCCAGCTCCTGAAGAGCCCGCCGAAATTGTTGATCGTTCGCCGGCCCGTCTGGTCGTCCACGTAGAGCTGAAGCAGATAGAAGATCAAAACCGCGGCGCGCGGCCGACCCAGATCGTCGCAGGCTTCCTCCCAGGCCGTCCGGTGAGTCCCATACTCGCCACGCAACCGCGCGGCCTCCCTGATCATGTCGCCTTCCGTGCGCACGCCGATCGCCAGCTCCATAGCGTCCGGGCAGGCGGCTCGCATGTCGGCCAGGTTCACCGTTTCGCCCCTAACCATTTCTCCTTGGCCGTTTGAACAAGACTGCTCAGGTATATCGTTGTTGTTCTCTTTGTGACGGCAATCATTGCCGGCAAAGGCGGTATGATATTGATGCTCAGCGACCTTCAGGAGTGCGCTCCATTCGGCCAGAAGAGGGCCAGGGAAGCGATTGAGCGACCGGCGTGGTGTTCGCTCAACCATTTGATCGAAAGCGCTCTGTAATGTTGACATGTCGATCGAGGCGTCGAGCTCTCCGAAGGCGCGAAGGAATTCCTGGACCTGGCGCCGGCAGATGGTGATGTCGTCGAGCTGGCGCGATTGCATTTCCTTGCGCGCCTCTATTTCAAGAACTGAATCCTTGAATTCCTTCTCGCGAAGCAGGAGAGGGGCGAGGTCGAAACCGAACGCATCAAGGATTTGTTTGGTCGGCGATCGGTCGGCGAATCGTTTTCCATTGGCCGAATCCTTTGGCTGGATGATTCCAATAGAAATGAGCTGTCTAATAGCCAACCGAACGGCTCGCTCACTATATCCGGTTGCCGTCATCAATGACTGGTTCGAGGGCCAAACCAACAGCCGGCCTGCGATCGGCTCCTGGAAGTAAGAAATTAGGCTATTCAGCACCGCGATTTGGCTCTTAGACAATCCTAATGCTACCGCGGCAAGATTCTTTAGCTTGTAGAGCTTGCGACGATCCGCCTCTATAGTCGGCTGATCATGTATCTGGACTGGCTTTCCAAGCTTACGCCAGCCCAGGTTTCCCTGAGTTTGCATGTCGATTCCTTAAATCGAGGCAAAACTTCTACGTTCGCTCCTTTCGGAACGTTGACAGGTCAAGGAAATCATGGGAAAACCGATTTGCGCAAAAGACGTGAATCCTTTAATCGGGTTTTCTCAGTCTCCGTGAATATCAAAACCCTGGAAGTTTGCCGCTTCCGGGGTTTTTCACGTCTTCAGATTGCCGTTTCTGTCTGTCCCTCAAATGCTTTGCGTAGCGCCGCGGAGATCGCGTCCTGCTTCGATTGAATATTGCACGCCTGCATGAACCTCGAGAGGTTCTCGCTGTCGTCCTTGGTCAACCAGATCGTCGCTTCCGACATACCCTCCCGCTTGCGTCTCTCGCGGGACTTAGCCATTCTTTCGGAAGAGGACATGTAGGCCGAATCTCCTTGGTGTTGCACGCCACAAGTGACACCGATTCTCCTGATTTGGCAATCCCTTAGGATTCATACGTAAATAAACAACAATCTACGATTTCATAAGATAGGTTATGGAACAATCTTAGATTGCCGTAAGGAAATGACACAGAAAATATTCTTGACCGACCCGAATCCTTTCACTTCGCTTTCATTTCAAGGATTCCTGCAAGGAAATTAAAGACCTCACCTCACGGACAATTGTCTTTTTTTAATCAATAGGTATTGACTTACTACCAAAAATTTCGCCTATATAAAATCGCGATACCCCAAGACAATCTTGCTATCTAAACAGCAGAAAACAAGAAAACGCGCTGTTAGTGAAGGCAAATGAAAAGTCAAAGGAAGAAAGGTTCCAGTAAATGTCCACCACTACCTACGTTCGTCCCTACGCTAACACGAAGGTTGCGCGTTTTCTCGACAAGCACATCGACCAGAAGGTCAGCAAGTCCCATCGAGAAATTGCTCAGGCTGCTGGCTGGACACAGTCTAACATGGTCACGATGATCAAAAAGGGCGACGCTAAGCTTCCCCTGGACCGTGTCGCCGGGCTTGCTCGTGCTATCGACGTCGACCCGATGTATCTCTTCCGGCTCGCCCTTGAGCAGTTCATGGGAGACGATCCTCAGTCGGCCAAGATGATCGATGCTGTGGTCTCTGCAAACGAGGTCGAGATCATCAACATCATTCGTGAAGCCTCGGACAGTGAAGATCCGAAGGTCAACGATCGACAGACCGCGGGCCTGAAGGAACTCTTCGCCGCATCGAAATGAAACCGAGCGATCCGCGCATGATGCCGGATCGCTTTTATTTTATCCCCAATCATCAGTCAATATTGACTGATTGTTCTAGCTGCATTAGAGGACAGACTATGCATCAACAGCCGGCCCCGACCATTGCTACCCCTACGCGTTCCCAGATCGAAGCCATTCAAGACATGCCATATGACGTGGCATGGGAAGAAGGTGCGAAACTGGTGAACGTCGTGCGCACCGAAAAGAACGGTGTCACGGTCTTTACCGGCACCCACTCAGAGCATGGCAACATTCACATCGTCATCCCTGCGTTTGGTGACGGGATCCTGCTCATGCCTTTTGTAACCCACGATTTTTAGTGAGATATTGAGTCAATCAAAGTTGACTTAACGGAGTGCGACATGAACAACGACATTGTGATCCTGCGCGAAGCAATCAAGAAGATCATTCCGATGCTTGCGGGCAAAGGCTTGGTGGTTACGCAAATCGGCACACAAGCCTACGTTCAGCCGCACCCCGTCACTGGTCTACCCCATCGCGTGAACATTCCGCTTCTGCCAGACAATGCAGAGCCTGACTTTGTCATGGCTATTCAAGGGTTTATCGACCACGAAGTCGCGCACGTCCTCTACACCGACTTCACGTTCAAGGCGCGTGAGAAGTCCAGGCGTCTCCATAACCTGCACAACATCATCGAGGATACGATGATTGAGCGGCTTATGAGCGATGACTTCCCCGGCTCGAAGCGCAACTTCTCTCGGCTGCGCGAATACTTCCTGCGCAACGTCACTGAGCCGGCGATTAAGAGTGCCCAATCAAATCAGGACGAGTTCGACTACCTCATCGTCGTCATGTTTCGCGCGCTCGCCGGTCACGTCGAGTTCCAGAACTACATGGACGACAACAAATACTGGGATCACCCTCTGGTGAAGGCGTTCTTGCAGCGCTTCTCCCAGGCGTCGAAAGACAAGATGCCACTCCTGGCTGACACGGCTCAGACCTACGATATCGCGGTCGAGGTCGAAGCCATTCTCTACCCGCCACCCCCGCCAGCACCCCCTGCCCCTCCCGAGCAGCCGCCCGAAGAGGAAGAAGACAAGTCCGACGGCGAAAGCAGCGACGACCAGGAGCAACCCGAGTCCGAAGGTGAAGACGATCAGGACCACTCCGACGAAGAGCAGACCGGCGACGGTGAAGGTCAAGGTGAGCGCGAGCACACCGAAGACAATGACAAAGCGTCGGGCGGTGAAGGCGAGGACGAGAGCGAAGAGGAGAAGGAAGATGATGCCGGCGAAGGCGATTCTGAAGGTGAAGGCGAGCAGACCGAAGACGACGAGGGCACCGAAGGCGCTGGCGATGACAGCTCAGACGGCAGCGATGACGATGAGGCTGACGAAGCCGAGGCCGATGGCTCTGGCGACAAGGACGACAGCGAAAAAGGCGACGCTGACGATGCCGACGATAAGAATGGTTCCGGCAGCGAAGCCGATGATCCTGATGACAGCAGCGACGAAAACGATGCGGAAGTTTCTGACACAGACGATGGTGAAGGAAGTGCGCCCGAAGAGGAAGACGCTGAAGCCGAGGAGAGTGATGGCAAGGCTGAGTCCGGTGGGGATCGGACTGGCGAAGAGCCTGAATCAGGCGGTAGCGACGCTGAAGGCGCTGATGCCGAGAGTGATGACACCGAGGAAGGTGAAGACGACGGCGAGCAAGGTGGCAAGCCTGATCTGAGCAACCTCGCGATCGAGGACGACAACGACGGCAAGGAAGAGACCGAAGGCGAAGAAACGCCCGAGGACGAGGAAGACAACATCGAGGTCGGTGGTATCGGCTACGACAAGGACGTCAACCCGTTCGAAGAGATGACCGATGACGCCCTCGACGAGAAAGACCTGTCGGCAGCCTTGGTCAAGATCATCGTCAAGCAGGCGATCGAAGCCTGCCGCGCGTCCGACTATTCGATCTTCACCCGCGAGTATGACGTGATCAAGATCTTGCCGGTGCCGGAAGACTACAAGTCCAGATGGACGGTCGAGCTCGAGGAGCAGACCCGGTCGCTCACAGGCGTCATGCAGAAGGACATCGAGCGCATGATGGCAGCGCAGTCGCGCGTCTTCAACGTCGCCGGTCAGCGCTCGGGCAAGCTCAATAGCGCAGGTCTGCACCGTCTGTCGGCCGGCGATGCCCGCGTCTTCAGCCGGCGCGAAGAGATCCGCGCCAAAGACACAGCCGTGTCGCTGCTGTCCGACTGCTCCGGATCGATGAAGGGCTTGCCGATGGCAACAGCGATGTCAGCCTCATACGCCCTTGCCCAGGTGCTTGAGCGTTGCAACATTCCGTCAGAGTGCATGGGCTTCACGACAGCGTCTATGTGGGGCTCGGGTGGCGTCTTGACGCAAACGCAGATGGAAGAGTTCAATGACGCGCTGCAGAAGGAAGTGGCGAAGTCGAGGGTCAAGTTCTCGCGCATCTACCCGATCTACATGCCGATCTTCAAGGAGTTCAACGAGCGCATCAACGCCGAGGTCAAGAAGCGCTTCGCCTATCAGCGCAAGGTCCAGGCTCACATGGGCGGCAATATAGACGGCGAGTCCCTCGAATATGCTGCGATGCGTCTTGCCAAGCGCAAGGAGAAGCGCAAGGTCATCATCGTGCTGTCAGACGGCTTTCCTGCCGGCGCCGAGAACGACGACGAACACCTGAAGATGATGGTCAAGCGCCTGACAGACCAGGGCTTCGACCTCGTCGGTGTCGGCATCAAGTCTGACGCGGTTGCTCGTTTCTACGACAACTACCTCATCCTCAATTCGGTCGAGGAGCTGCCGCGCGCCGTCATGGGCGAACTCAAAAAGATCCTCACGAAATAAGCAGGGAATGCGAAGCGGTCAGTAAATATTGATTGCTTCCCATCGCTGCGCTTGTTAGTAAGTAAATATTGATTGAGAGCGACAAAGAGCGCTGATCTGGTTCAAACGGAGATTGAAGCATGACCACTGAAAACGACGACATGATCATTTGCCACATCGACGGCGGGAAGACGCACTCGATCAGGCTCTATCTCAAGGAAAATCACGCAGACTGGACGATCGAGCGCTACAAGGAAGCCTATCCTGGCGAGCCCGTTCTGTCTCCGAAAGGCAGGCGCGCAGCGCTGAAGGCCAAGGAAGCTGCTGACCGCAAGGCTGCTGGCTCGACCGCCTTCAACCCGATGCAGCCGTTCGCCTTCGTCGAGCGCTCGCTCTCCGAAATCTTCGACCTCGATCCCTCAACCGGTCTGTCATCGACCGGCAACCCGATCGCTCTGCGCTGCCTGACCGAGCATCACCACGAAGCTGATGCCTACATCAGTCAGTCCGATCCCGAATACGTCTTCGATATCGACCTCGTGAAGGTCGTTTGCCTCGGCTTCGAACTGAAGATGAATACGTATCTCTGGGGCTATCACGGCACAGGCAAGACGACCGTGCTTGAACAGTGCGCCGCGCGCACCGGTCGCCCGTTCTTGCGCGTGCAGCACACCGGCAACACCGAAGAAGCCCACATTCTCGGACAGTATGTCGTGCGCACCGTCATGGCCGACAGCCAGGAGCTCAAAGCTGACGGCTCGATCGTTGTCGTCCAGAAACCGCAGACTGTCACCGAGTTCCAGTATGGCCCGCTCGCGATGGCGATGAAGTATGGCATGGTCTACTGCGCTGACGAATACGACTTCGCCATGCCGTCGGTGATCGCGCTCTATCAGCCAGTGCTCGAGGGCAAGCCGCTTGTTATCAAGGATGCGCCGATCGACCAGCGCGTCATTCATCCGCATCCCGACTTCCGCTTCGTTGCGACCGGCAACACCAACGGCGTCGGTGACGAAACTGGCCTCTACCAAGGCACGATGATCCAGAACGCAGCTTCTTACTCGCGATTCCATATCACGAAGGAAGTGAAATACATGGATCCGAAGCAGGAAAGCCTGGTGCTGCGCTCGAAGGCCGGTCTCGGCAAGCCCGACGCTGACAAGTTCGTCAAGGTCGCGGGTGCTATCCGCGAGAGCTTTGCCAAGGGTGAAATGTCGATGACGATCTCGCCGCGCGAGCTGATCAACGCCGCTTCGCTGACAATCGTCTTCGGTAACAATCCGAATTACGGCTTCCGTCTCGCATTCATCAATCGTTGCTCACGCATCGACCAAGTGACTGTCGACCAGGTCGTTCAGAGGCACTTCGCCTGATGATCGACCACAAGGATAGCGTCGAACTGATCCGGCGTATGTCCTGGTCGATCGCAAGAAAGCTTCATGGCTCCGGCGCAACATCGCTCAGCCATGAGGACGTCGAGCAAGAGCTCTGGATGGTTTGGTGTCGCGCCCGTGACACGTTCGATCCGACGCTCGGTGTGCCCTTCAAGGCCTATCTCATTGAAGGTATTCGGCGCAGCAAGCTTGCGATCAACCGGAAGGTCTTCAACCGCATTGGCGAGGAGCGCGCATCAAGCCTCGATGCTCCTGCCGGTCGTGATGACGAAAGCGCGAACCTCGGCGACATGATGCCGGGCAACGAACCCCTCCCCGACGCTGAAGTCGAGGAGATCACGCATTACACCTGGGCGCTGCGCCGTCTCGGCAGCCGCTCTGCTCTGTTCCTGAAGCTGCTCTACGAACAGCCGCCCGAACTCCTCGAGCAAATGCGTCAACTGAAGGCCCGCGCTGACTACGCCAAAGAGATCGGCGCGCAGAATGTTTTGATTAGCCAGATCACGACGGGCTTCGTCTTCCGTCTGATGGGCGCTGATCGCCCCGAGAGAACGAAGATCCTCGCCGAGCTGCGCAAGCTCTCCGAAAAGGTTCAAAGGACCGCTGCATGACTGCCATTATCCCTTCTTTCGCGCCAGGTTGCTTCGGCTCTGCACTCGCTTTCGAGGAAGCGGCTCCGGTCTGCTCGGTGTGCAAGTTCGCTGAAGCCTGCCGGCCGCTGCACGAAAGCAATCTGATGATCCTCAGAGAGCGTGTCGGCGTGAAAGGCAAGGGTAACAAGAACGCCAAGAACCCGCTTGTCGTCGATAAGCCAGCGGCTGCTCCCGCTGAGCTCACCCTGCCGAAGAAGGTCCAGGCGCTGGTCGAGAAGCTCGACAACTCCTCGCTGTTTGTGACCGAGAAGCTGAAGCGCGGCGAAAACCCGTTCAGCCAACCCGGCATGTCCTTCATGAAGATCGCGGCGCATCTGCTGTTGAAGATGACGAAGCCGCTCGATCGCCCGACGCTCGCCTACGCGTTCACAGCCAAGCTCGGCTGGACCGATGGCACGGCCGACAGTCACGCGCGCATGGCAATCCAGGCGCTCACACATATTGGTGCCGTCGAGAACGTCGACGGCTTGATCACACTGAGGAGAGAATTTTGAGAAGCGGCAATTCCAAACACGTCTATCTGGTCGCCTATTTGCATGAGAAAGGCTTCGGCCGCGCGACCGTGCAGCGTGACAGTCCGATCAATTCCTCTGCTGAAATCGACGTCGTCGACAAGGCGTTGTCCGAAAACATGGGCATTGCTTGCTCGACCTTCAGCTTCCAGCTCATCGAGGTCACACGCTAATGCATGCCATTCTCGCAGCACGAACCGACTTTTCACTGGGCGAAAGCATTCTCAAGGCCGAGAAGCTGATCGACATCGCCAAGACCCAAGGGGCGAAGTCCGTCGCGATCACCGACACCATGTCCGTGACCGGCATGATTGACTTCACCAACCGCGCCAAGAAGGCCGATATCAAGCCGGTCATCGGCGTGCGCTTGCGTCTGTCCGAGGATCCGACCTGGCGACCTGAAAAGGGCCAGAAGAAAAAGCATATGCCGCCCGAGCACTTTCTCACAGCCTACGTGCTGACCGAGGAGGGCTTGAAGTGCGTCTACCGTCTGCTGTCGAAGGCCAACACCGGCGACACTGAGGACGCAGCCGGCAACAAGGTGCCTGGACGCTTCTACTACACCGCAAAGCTCGGCTACGACGATCTCTGGGAAGAGTTCGCAAAGCTTGGCGCCGGACACCTCGCGATCCACCTGGGCGACACCCATGGCGTCATCATGCGCAAGGACGTCGAACAGATCACCGAGAAGCTGGTTGACTACCTGCACCCCGATTACGTCTTCGCGCCGCTCATTCCGGTCGACACGCCCTATTTCGGTGCCGTCAACAAACGCTCGCTCGACCTCGTCAGCCGCTTCAAGGCGCGTCCGCTGGTCATTCGACCTGCCTACTACGAAGCCGACCAGGCAGACGCCCACGAGGTCATGTATGCGATCGCCAATGGCAACAAGATCGCCGACGGCTGGCACAAGTCGAACTTCAACCGCGACTTCCATGTGCTGAAGGCTTCAGACCTCGGCGTCGAAGTCGTCAAAGCGGCCAAGCACGTCGCTCTGCGCGGTGTCGTCGGTGCCGGCGCACAGTTCAAACAAGGGCTCGCAAACACCGACTGGCTGGTCGATGCGGTCGAATACACCTGGTCCAAGCAGCCGGTGTCGCTGCCGATCATGGCCGCGGATGAGTTCGCACGGCTGGTGGAGCTCTGCAAGATCGGCTGGAAAGAGCGCTTCAGTCAGGAAAGCTTCGGTCACAAGCCTGAGCGGCAGGAGCTGATCGACGTCTACAAGCCAAGGCTTGAATATGAGCTGTCCGTTCTGAAGAAGCTGGCCTTCTCCGGTTACTTCCTGCTTGTCGAGGACGTCGTCAAATTCGCCAAGTCGAACGGCATTCTCGTCGGTCCTGGTCGCGGGTCCGTGGGCGGCTCCCTCGTTGCGTATCTGATGGGCATCACTGACTGCGATCCGCTGCGCTTCGGGCTGTTGTTTGAGCGCTTCATCAATCCAGAGCGTCTCGACCTTCCAGACGCCGACTTGGACTTCATGTCGACGCGTCGCCACGAGATTGTTGATTACCTGATCCAGAAATATGGCCAGAAGCGCGTCGCCGGCGTGTCGAACTTCGGCACGCTTGCGGCAGCCTCCTCGATCCGTGACGTCGGCCGCACCTTCGCCATTCCTGAAAAGGAATACTCGATCTCCAAGCTGGTCCCCAAGAAGCACGGCGCGAACGTTCCCCTGCCAGACTGCCGCATCGAGGTCGGCGAGATCGATGAATTTGCGCAGAAGTATCCGGCGCACTGGGACATCATGGAGCGCATCGAGGGCACCATTCGCAATATGAGCCAGCACGCGGCCGGCATCGTCGTCGGTGGCGTCGATCTCGAGGAGCGCGCCGTCATCGAGCGACGGAAAGGCGACAGTGCTGTTGTCTGTTGGGACAAGCGCATCGTCGAGGACCAGGGCCTGGTCAAAATGGATATTCTCGGACTGTCCACGCTCGACCTGATCGCGCTTGTCCAGCGCTACATTTTCGAGCGCCACGCCAAGAAGGTGAACCTGATGAAGGTGCCGCTCGATGACGAGGCGGTGCTGAAGAACTTCGCGGCTGGTCTTACGACCGGCGTCTTCCAGTTCGAAAGCGCTGGCATGCGTAAGCTGCTGCGCGAGCTCGGCGCCGACGGCTGCATCTCCTTTGACGATATCACGGCAGCGACCGCGCTCTATCGACCAGGCCCGATGGAGTCCGGCATGATGGAGAGCTACTATCTCCGCAAGCAAGGCAATGAGACGACCGACTACGACCACCCGCTGATGGAAGACGTCCTGCGCGAGACCTTCGGCGTTATCGTCTACCAGGAGCAGGTCATGAAGATCTCCCAGGTGATCGCCGGCTACACCGGCGCGCAAGCTGACAAGCTTCGCAAGATCATGGGTAAGAAATTGCCCGAGGAGATGAAGAAGGAGCGCCAGAACTTCGTCGACGGCTGCGTGGCCACGATCGCCTGCACTGACGAATGGGCAGGATCACTGTTCGACAAGATCGAAGGCTTCGCCGGCTACGGCTTCAACAAGTCGCACTCGGTCGAATATTCGCTGATCTCGTGGCAGTCGATGTGGCTGAAGACGCACTACCCGGTCGAATTCTTTGCGGCTGCACTGTCGCTGATGGACGAAGACAAGCTGCCGGCGCTGCTTCGCGATGCTGGACGCTTCGGCATCGACGTCAACATGCCAGATATCAACATCTCCTCGGAACACTTTGAAATCGTTACCGATGTTCGAATGGTCATGCCGTTCCAGCGCATCAAGGGGATCTCGTCCAACACGACGAACGCCATTCTCGAGGCGCGAAAGACTGGTCTGTTCGACAACAAGGCCGACTTCCTCGCACGCGTCAACAAGACCAAGTGCAACAAGAAGCACCAGGAGAACCTCGATCTCGTCGGTGCATTCTCGCGCATCGAGCCTGGACAGCTTGGACCGAACGACGCGAGCCGCATCCGTGACCAGCTCGAGCTCCTGCCCGGCCTGGTGACAGCGACGGTGCCGGTCAATCGTGGAATGGAGAACGATCGCGCGACCAAGGATCTGATCGAGCAGGTGATCGAGGACTACAAGTCGGATCTGTCGGAAGACGGAATGATGGTGCAGCCGCTGTTTGGCAAGAACGCCGAGTTCATGATCATCACGGACGCGCCCAACAATCCGGAAGAGCAGGAAGGTCAGATGTCGATCGGCAAGGCGTCGGCCCCTGTCATCGATGCGCTCATGAGCCATCAGCTTGAACGGAAGCACGTCTATTGGACGGCGCTGCTCAAACGACCGAAGGCTGGCAAGATGATCACGGGCGACGAGATCCGCATGTATCTGCCCTACCTCGAGCGCGAGATCGACGCCTTGAAGCCACCGATCATCGTGCTGCTCGGCTCGACCGTGGTCCGACACTTCCTGCCAGACTTCACCGGCAAGGCGTCAGACCAGGCAGGCAAGATCGTCTACCACAAGGAGCTCGATGCGAACCTCGTGATCGGCTTCAGCCCAGGCGAAATCTACTATGCGCCAGAAAAGCAGGAACTGATGGACGACGTCTTTGCGTCTGTCATCGATCTCCTCGACTAGCCGCCCGCAATCCGCGCATGAACGCGCTATTCTATCAATATATCGAAGGAACCGAACATGAGTGATGAAGAGAAAAAGACCCAGAAGATCACGGTGCGCAACTTTATCGACAGCGCCAAGATGAAGGAGGATCTGGCCTACTCGATGGCCGACCTCTCCGGCGCAATGTCGCGCCAGGCGCAGATGTTTGCCCACTATGGCGAGATCGCAGCGAAAGCCGCGCGCCAGGTGGACAATATCAAGCTGCTGCAGGACAACACCGAGGCTGCCGTCTACCGCGCGCTGCGTGACCGGATGGTTGCCAACGGCGAGAAGACGACCGAAGCCCTGCTCGACAAGATGGTGACGCGCCATGAGCGTGTGATCGCGGTCAAGAAGGCGCTCAACGAAGCCAAACAGATCGAAGCGGTCGCAAAGATCGCGGTCGAGTCCTTCCGGCACCGGAAAGACATGCTCGTGCAGCACGGCGCCACCGAGCGCGAGGAAATGAAGGGCGAGCTGGTCACAAAGCTGCGCTCCTCCCGTGAAGAGGATCTCAACGATCTGAAGAACGGCTACCTCGAGCGCGTCAAAAACAAAAACGCCGCTTAAATTTCACGCAGTCCGACGAATCTTCGTCTATTTATCAGTCAGTCAACATTGACTGACTACCAACCCCGGAGACCTCAACATGAACAAACTCATTTCTTTCGTCCGCAAAGCAGTGGGCGCCGAGCAGACCGTCGACAAGATCATGGCGCCGATCACCAAGATCGCATCAAAGCTCGAAGCTCACGAAGCCGCCCAGAAGGGTCTGGTCGCTGCCAACCGTGACGCCATCAAGCGTGCCGAAGCTGCTGCTGACGCTGCCGCCCTCGCCGCATCTACCGCTGCTTCCAAGCGCGCCAAGATGCTCGAAACGTTCGCCTGAACAATCCTCAAAAAATAACACGCAACCCAACCCGAAACTGTCTATTCTACATTTAGCGAATTAGCGAAATCGCTACCGTCGAAAGACAAGCTCACAACCTACGAAGCTCACAAAAGGAAAAGCTCGAAATGGCACTCTCTCCCGCACTGCAAAAGCTCGTGTCGCAAGGCGCAAACAAGTATTCTCGCTCCACAGGCGAGCGCATCAAGCCGAAGGAAGGTGTCAACCGATACCGCATCCTCGTGCCTGACGTGAATGCCCAGTTCTGGGCTGACCTCGGCGTCCACTGGATCAAGCCTGAGGTTGACGGCAAGGGCAAGCCCATCGCCGTTGTCGGTTGCTCCGACGTCGTCTTCGGCCAGCCTTGCGAGATCGACACCGCGATCAACGAAGCGCTGAAGGGCGCGATCGATGAAGACTCCAAGAAGCTCTACGAATCCTGGCGCGCTCGCAAGACCGTTCTCCTGAACGTTCTTGACCGCTCGAAGGGCTCGTCCGATCCGGACAAGGTGCAGATCCTCGAGATCACGACCGGCACGTTCGGTTCTGTCCTCAACATCATTCAGCAGTATGCCGAAGAAGGCGAAGACGTTCTCGATCCGAACTCGGGCATGGATATCTCCATCACCCGCGCCGGCAAGGGTCTCAACACCGAATACACGGTCAACATCGCGCCGGGCACGTCGAAGGCCGTCACGAAGGCGCACCTGAAGGAAGTGCATGACCTGACCAGCCACATCAACAAGGAATTCTTCCGCGGTGATGAGCAGAAGGCGCTGAACTTCATCGCCCAGGTCGCACAGGTCAGCATTCCGCGTCTCGGCAACAAGACGCCAACCGCAGCACTGACCTCGCGTGCAGCTCAGGTCGATCCGGACGTTGACGCCGACGCACTGGCAGACGCTGCTGATCTCGACGAAGCACCGTTCGAGACCGAAGAAAAGGAAGAAGTCGTCACGACCAAGGCGGCTGCTCCCACAACTCAGAAGGCTTCGTCCAAGCCTGCTGTCGTTGAAGAAGACGTTGTCCTCGATGACAACGACCTCGACGACGTCCTTGCAGACCTGGACAGCATCTAAGTCGTCACTGCGCCGCGCGTAACAGCGCAGTGATCTCTGGCCCGGCACGTCGCGCTGCCGGGCTTGTTCGTCAGGAGGTTGCCATGTCTCCGTTCGTTCCGCGACCTCCTGACGCCCCTCCCCTATTTTGAAGGTCAATTATGAGCCGATATTTGCTTATCGATGGCATGAACATTGCTCATGCAGCCAGCAACGCGAAGCCGCTCAAGGTCGGCGAGACGCAGGTGCAGGCCATCTACCATTTCATCAAGATCGTCCGGAAGTTGATCTCGATCTATCCGACAGCCAAGCCTGCCGTCCTCTGGGATGGTGCGAGCTGGCGCTACATGGATTTCCCCGACTACAAGTCTGCGCGCAAGAAGGAAGATACCCCTTCGGCGATCAAGGCTGCAGAGAACAAGAAAGCTGCCGAGAAGCAGATGCCTGCGATCAGGAAGGCAATGCAGCTCATCGGCATGCCCCAGGTGCGCGCTTCGAACATGGAAGCTGACGACCTGGCTGCCATCATGGGTGATCGCTACGCAGCCAAGGGCGCGAAGGTCATTCTGGTCTCTGGCGACAAGGACTGGGTCCAGATCGTCACGCCAAACATCATCTGGGTCGATCCGATCAACGACCGCAAGATCATGAAGCCGGCCGATATGGAAAAGGCGATCGACGTCAAGCTCGACAGCTTTGAGCAGTTCGTGGAAATGAAGTGCCTGGCCGGCGACCAGGGCGACAGCGTGCCGGGTGTCGGTGGTATCGGTGAGAAGGGCGCGATCGACTTCCTCAACACCTACGGCTCGACGTCCAACTTCTGCAACATGCTGATGGACAAGACGCTCGATCCGAAGAAGGTGCCGAAGAAGTTCCGCGACTTCGCCGAGAGCGAGGACAAGCAGCTCGCCTTCATCCGCAATCGCAAGCTTATGGATCTGCGCACGAAGATGCGTCCGGACCCGGTCAACCTGCGCGTTGACGCCGGTGAGCCCGACCTCGAGCGCTTCCGGACCTTCTGCAACAAGCTGATGTTCCGCTCGATCACCAAGGATCTCGAGAGCTTCGTTTCTGTCTTCCCAGCCTTTCACCACCTGCAAGAGGAGCTCGCGGCATGACCGCAATCATTTTGAGTCTCGGCGCCATCTGGATCTACGCCGTGATGTTCGTTTTCACCGTATATATCGGCGTCTGCCACGCGATTTCGACACGTAGAGGTTCAAACTGGCGCATTGTGCTGGCCGCGACCTTCTGGCCGATCTTCTGGCTCTACGTGGTCATTGCCGCGCTCTACGACATGAAGAAGGATCGCACCTATGTCGGAGGCTAAGAAAGCTCTTGAGGTCGCAGTCGGCAAGATTGCGAAGTCCTATGCCGATCTGCTGCGCGTTGCTGAAAAGCACGGCGACGATATCCGCAAGGAAGACTACACGAAGGCGCAATACTACCTCACCGAAACGATCAGAAAGATCTGGGAAAAGGTTGATATTGTTCGTGATGTTGCCAAGGCAACGTCCGGCGAGTTCTCGCTCGACAGCATCGAAGTTCCAGTTGAGCCGGAAACGCTGAAGATGACCTGGCAGCCGGGCATCGGCAATCTTGGCCTGCGACCGATCCTGCCGTCGCAAATGCCGGTTCAGATCGACCCTTCGTCGCTGGACGGCCGATCCCTGGCAAAACACATTGGTGGACGCCTCACCAAGGAAGCGCAACGCGCACGTCCAACACAGTCAGTCAGCATTGATTTAGACGGTGACGAGGAAGATGACGGCCTCGGACCTTCTGACGATTTGCTGAATGACGTCGATTTCATTGATGACAAGTAAGGAGACCAAAATGGCATCAGCAGCAGACATCGCAGCATCGCTCGCCGCAGCGATCGGAGCAAACGACCAGGAAGTGACGGTTGATACCTTCCTGCCGTCGGGCTTTCCGCCTCTCGACCACGCATCCAACTCGAACTGGGACCAGGGCGCGTTTCCTGTCGGTCGCATGATCGAGATCGCCGGTCCACCGTCCTCCGGCAAGACAGCGCTCGCAACCGCAGGCATGGCCGGCGCTCAGTCGATGGGCGGCATTGCAGGCTTCATGGACCACGAGCGCTCCTTCTCGCTCAAGCTCGCACCGCGCCTCGGTCTCGACGTGACACCCGGTCGCTTCGTCTTCAAGACGCCGAAGACATTTGAGGAAAGCCTTCAAATCTGCGTCGTCGCGGCCAGCCACGTTCGCAAGAACAAGCTGATCAAGAAGGACGCGCCGATCTGCTGGGTGTTCGACAGCCTGGCAGCCATGGTGCCGCAGTCGGCCTACTACGAGATGAAGAACGGCAAGGCGGTTGGCGTCAAGTCGCTCGAGGATCGCAACATGAACGACAACACGGCGCTTGCCCGTGCAACGTCGAATGCGTTTCCTGCCTTCTCGCAGCACTGCGAAGAGCTTGGCATCTGCGCGATCTTCCTCAACCAGATGCGCACGGATCTGAACGTCAAGTTCGGCGACCCGCGCAAGACGACAGGCGGCAACTCGCCGGCCTTCTACTTCTCGCAGCGTCTCTGGCTGTCGGCTGCTCAGATCAAGAAGGGCACCGAGATTATCGGCATGGAAGTGACCGGCTCCTACAAGAAGAACAAGATCGCTCGACCATTCCAGTCGGCGAGCTGGCGCTTCATGTTCCAGGAAGACGGCACCGGCAAGTTCGATCGCCAGCGGTCCTTGATCGAGTTCCTCGAGACCAACGGCTTCATCACCAAGGCAAAGCAGGCTGGCTTCGTTATGTGGGATGGCAAGCAGATCGCCAAGGAAACGCTTGCCCGTCAGATCGAGACGGAAGGCGAAACAGGCTTCAAGAAGCTGATGGCTCTGCTGCCGGCGAACTTCGAGCCACCTGTCGTTGCTGAAGCTGAAGGCTTCGACGAAGATGCCGAGATGGAAATCGCGGCGTAATTCGCTAATTCGCTTTTTCGCTAGCGTCTCCGATGAAAATCAGTCTATTCAAGACGCAGCATCATCGGAGAGAATTGATGAAGGTAATTTCGATCTGGCAACCGTGGGCGACACTCATCGTCCACGGTTTCAAATTCTTTGAGACACGGACCTGGGCGCCACCCAGATCAGTGGTCGGACAGAGAATTGGCATCGCTGCGACAAAGAACGTCCTGCCCAAGCAGGTGAAGGCGTTCAATGAAGAGGAGTTCCAATTCTTCTATCAGACGCTCGACCTGCCGGCCTTCGAGGAGCTGCCCAAGGGCTACCTTCTCGGAACGGTCATCCTCGATAGTTTCGAGCAGGTCGATCCGGAGTTCCTCGACGACATTACGCGTGAGGAGCGTTCGTATGGATGGTTCGTCGAAGGCGGTTACGCCTGGCGCCTGACCAAGCCGGAGCGTCTTGAGCACCCGATCCCGATCAAAGGCGCACAAGGTCTTTTTGAATGGAAAGGCTTCGAGAATGGCGCGCAAACCCAAAGTGAAGACAACCATCGTCCGTCGCGGTCGTCGAATCTACGGCCACATTTATCACTTTGCGAATAGAGACGTTTATCTCGCCGCCCGGAAGCTGGATCAGATCTTCCGGTTCGGCGAGAAAAACAACTCCGACGCCGTGCGCAAGGAAGTCGCGGCCTGGGCGCTCGATGAGGAAACCATCACCGAGCTCCGTCTTGCCAAAATCGTCTGGGTTGGCGTTCGCGTAAAGCAGAACGACGATATCTACATCACTCGGATCGAAAACTTCTTCGACCGCAAGAAGACCAAATATTTGAATTTCGAGCGCCGCGGTGGTGCTGCGCAGCGTTATTTACCGCTTAATCATTTCCACCATATACCCGGCAGAGTAAAAATCCGCTGACAAGGGAGATCTCCATGGAAGGGTTTTATTTCAAGCCGCAAGCAACGATGTCTATGCATGATGGCGTTTACACCATTGAGCCACCTGCTGATGCATCGTATGTCGCGATTGGCTACGAGAAGACGGCAGCTATGAAAGCTCTTGTCGCACTGACACCGCGGCTGGGCGACAATGACGCTGCTGACTCTCACTACTTCAGCACCCATTCCCGCTCCGACCTTCTTACTCAGATGGTGAACAGGGCCAACAAGCAACTTGGCTCAATTCGGATCACCAGTGTCGTTGCAATCTTTTCGGGCGATCGGGTCGCTATAATTCGTATTCTTGCGAGCGAGTCCGACTCAACGGGTGGCTCGAAGGAGCGTGTCGTCTACCAGTCTGCCGACACCAAAGCGAAAAATCTCCTGACAGAGGTCAAGGTCGGCTATTTCGATGAGCTTGCGGAGACGGTTCTCGCTCGCTTCTAATTGAGAGCCGCCTTCGGGCGGCTTTTAAGTTCCCTTTAGCGGTAAGTAAATATTGATTGCGTCCCTATGTGAGTCGCGCTATTCAGATATTAGTCAATCAATACTGACTTAGGAGATAAAACAAAATGACTGCGATGAAGACCCTCGATGACGGCACGGTGATTCCTCAAGCTACGTTCGGCACCATCTTCGGCGGTGGGCTCAAGAAGGCTCTCGATATCAAGCGTCGGTTGAAGATCGACGGCGAGAATTTCTTCTTCACCATCCGCGACATGTCGCTTCTGCAGACCGTTGTTGACGGCTTTGTCGATGAAAACCGACTGGTGCGCCTGGCCAATGAGGAAATGACCAGCGAGATCGACCAGCTTCGCGCTCGCGTCCGCTACCTCGAGCGCAAGGACGGTGTCGTCAAGCGCCCTCGCGGTCGTCCGAGAAAGAACCCGATCGTCACCGAAGACCCGACCAACGTCGTGCCAATGAAGCCGCGCGTTCGTGTTCCGGCTGGATCTTACCGGAGTGCCGCATGAGCTACGTCATCGTTTCAGACCTTCACGCACACAAGTGGTCGACCTTCTCGACCTTCACAGCCAATGGCGTCAACGGTCGGTTGCAGATCATCCTCGACGAACTGAAGCGCGCGGCCAATCATGCGAAGTCCATCGGCGCAAAGGTCATGATCTGCGCCGGCGACGTCATGCACGTCCGTGGCTCGATCGACCCTGAAGTGCTGAACCCGCTTCAGGAGACGATCCGCGAGATCCTCGACATGGGCATCACGATCCATGCGATCCCAGGCAATCACGACCTGTCCGGCAAGGACACGACGACTCTCGGCAACGGCATCAAGACGCTGGCCGAGACCAAGAGCGATCACGGCACGTTCAACGTCATCGACCAGGTCAGTGATGATTGCATCGACGGTCAATATGTCGGCTTTGTGCCCTACCGCTCTACACGCGAACTTCTTTTGAAGGATCTCGAATGCCTCTCCGGCATGCCGAACAAAGAGAAGCGCGACGTCTTCATCCATGCCGGTATCGATGGTGTGCTGTCAGGCATGCCTGATCACGGTCTGACAGCCGAAATGCTGGCCGACTACGGCTTTCGCAACGTCTTTGCCGGCGACTACCACAATCACAAGGAGCTTCCGGGCAATGTCTGGTCGATCGGCGCGACCACGCATCAAACCTGGGGCGATGTTGGCACCAAGGCGGGCTTCCTGGTCGTCGATGACAACGGCAAAGTGGCGTTTCATGCGACGCACGCGCCGAGGTTCGTCGATGTCTCGGGCTTGGACGAAAGCGACATGGCTCTTGCGGCCGACGGCAACTACGTGCGCTTCGCTGGTCCTGAAATGACCTCTGCCGAGATCGCCGAGCTGCGCCGGTTCCTCGAGGATAGCGGCGCGCAAGGCGTGATCATCATGGCGCCGAAGAAGCAGGCTGCAAACGCTCGAACGGGCGCGGCACCAAAGGGCACCGTCACAGTCGACCAGTCCGTCGCCGGCTACATCGACAACGCGACCGATATTTCGACGCTGGTTGATCGAGCTCGCCTCAAGATCGAGTGCGCCGACGTGCTCAACACCGCCCGATCCGTCGTCGAAGACGCCTGATACTCCCTCCCGCAACCCATGACTTGCTGCGCTATTGTGTAGCAAGTCATTGATTTAACGCAGGAAAGAACGCAATGCAGCTTTACAGCATCGAATATGACCAGGTCACACAGATCTCCACCTTTGACAGCAAGGGCGTGAAGGTCAGCGACCGCGAGGAACGCGTGCGCGTAGCGATGCACAATCTGCCGCTTCAGACGGCGCAGATGTATCGCGGCAAGATGACCGGGCTCAATCTGACCATGACCGCTGAGATCGCCGGTCAGGAACAGCCACGCAGCTATGCCCGCGGCAAGCGCAAGCCACACGAACAGCACACCGCAGCGCCAGCGGCTAGTCCCGCGAAGCCCTCCAAGCAGAGCCAGATCAATCAGGCTGCCGCGACCGGCAATCTTGCTGCTGCGAT